AGGTGCTGACGTTACGAACCATAACCGGACGTATGGCACACCATAATCCTAACATGGCTCAGGTGCCGGCAATTCGCAGCCCATTTGGTAAAGAATGCAGGGATTGCTGGACGGTGGATAACCCCCATACTCATACTCTGGTAGGTACAGATGCCTCTGGTCTTGAACTCAGATGTCTGGCTCATTTAATGAATGATAAAGATTATATTAATGAAGTTATACATGGAGATGTCCATACAGCTAATATGAAAATAGCTGGATTAACTGATAGAGATCAGGCAAAGACGCTGATATATGCCTTCATGTACGGGGCAGGCGCTGCCAAGATAGGTAAAATTGTAGGTGGTGATACAACCCGTGGACAAGAACTCATAGAAAGGTTCCTGTCGGGTATTCCTGCCTTAAAACGTGTTCGTAATGCCGTTCAGAGAGCCGCTGAGAGGGGGAAGATACGAGGGGTGGACGGTAGACACCTGTATATAAGATCACCACACTCCGCACTTAATACTTTAATTCAAGGGGCAGGAGCAAGCATTTGTAAGGATTGGCTAATTAATATGGTGCAGCGGGTGAGTCAGAAAGGTCTGGATGCCGGGCTCGTAGCTTCGATACATGATGAATATCAATTTGAGGTAGCCAAAAAAGATGTGGAGCAATTCGGTATTATAACCCGAGAAGCTATCAAAGATACGGAACGGAATCTAAACTTCCGGTGTCCCTTGGATAGTACATGGAAGCAGGGCTCTACGTGGGCCGAGACACATTAAAATAATGCTTGACTTTTATTGTCAATTATGAGACAAGTATATTAATGGGTGCCGTCTTACCATTTGCTTATAGATTTCTGGAGCACAAGAACTTCGAGGGTCTTGGTCCGTGAGGTCTATAGGTAATAACAATAACTGAAAGGAGGGGCAGTGGATCGAATGTTCTCAATGGGGATCAGAACGCCTCTCGTCGGTCTACAATATAGGGAGCTTGCTCAACCCAACTATGGCATGACACAAATCTGTATCTGGGGAGTGTCATTGGCTGGATGCAGAGGAAAAAGAGGGAGTGAAGACGGCTCCCTCTCTTCCGATATTATTAATTTTATATTTAGGACTTGACTTTCGGATTCAAATATGAGACACTTCACTTTCAACAGTTGTATAGGAGATATATATACATGTCAGTAATTTCAGGAACCGCTTATTGGGCAGCCATCACCAACCCAAACACCACCTTCGACAGTGATGGGGTGTGGTCAGTTGATGTTTGCAATCTCAATAAAAAGAACTTGGACATTCTTAAAAAGAATGGCCTTACCGTTAAGAATAAAGGTGATGAGCGTGGTGATTTCATTACTGTCAAACGCAAGGTGCGTCGGAAGGATGGTTCTCTCAACCGTGCTCCTGACTTGGTGGATGGTCAGAAGCGCACCATGTCCCAAACCCTTATTGGGAATGGCTCAGAGGTAAACGTACATTTCACTACCTATGAGTGGGAATTTAAAGGGCGCCAAGGAGTAAGTGCAGATTTACGGGCGGTGCAAGTAAGCAAACTTATTCCTTACAATACGGAAGCAGATGAAGCCTTTGATATTGTGGATGGTGGATTTGTTAGTGAAGAAGGGGATGAAGAAATTCCCTTTGCGTCGTAGGTGTTACTCAATATCCAATATAAACTTAGGGGGTGGGAGAGGTGTAGTGCCTCTCCTATTTTTATAATATGAAAACTGTGCATACACTGGTGGAAGATATCTATGATCTCTTCGGCCCTGAACAATTGGATATGGACGAGAGAGAAATAGATTATCACGTTGATGAATTTGCAACTAATGTGAAGGAGCATCTCAAATTATTTTTGAATGAGAAGGTTCGTTCTCGAGGTAATCTGAGATTGTCAGCCATAGGAAAACCGGACAGACAATTATGGTATGACATAAACTTGGAGCAGAGTGAGGTGATACCATTTACCTCTTCCACCCGTATTAAATTTTTGTATGGCTACATCCTGGAAGAACTCTTGATTGTTCTTTCCCGTCTTGCAGGTCACGAGGTAACGGACACGCAAAAAGAAGTTACAGTGGAGGGTGTGAAAGGACATCAGGATTGTGTTATTGATGGGGTTCTCGTTGATTGCAAGTCTGCATCCGGCAGAAGTTTTGAGAAGTTTGAAAAGAGCAGACTTGAAAGAGATGATCCCTTCGGATACATAGGTCAGATTTCCGCTTATGCCGAAGCTAATGGCATGGATGAGGCAGCCTTCCTTGTTATTAATAAACAAACAGGAGAGATTTGTTTGCTTCCTGTGCATTCTCTTGAGATGATAAATGCCGGCCAAAGAATTAAAAATCTCAAGGAAATTATTAAATCAGATGCTCCCCCACCTCATTGCTACTCTGATGTGGCAGACGGTGCCTCTGGTAATCGCAGACTAGGTACTTCTTGTATCTACTGCACTCACAAGAAGGAGTGCTGGAAGGACAAGAACGGCGGCCAAGGGTTGCGTGTGTTTAACTACGCCCGAGGATACAGGTATCTCACTTATGTAGCGAAGACGCCTGATGTACCAGAGATTAGAGATTGGTAGATCACCATTGGTTGAGGGTTGGTAGTGATAAGGCATTTGTTCCTGACTTGGATAAGTTTGGATTTGTGTATATCATTACCAACCTTCGCAATGGTAAGGCATACATTGGATGCAAACAATATATGCATTACAACCGTCTGAAGGAGAAGGAATCAGATTGGAAAACATATGCCGGCTCTTCCAAGCGATTGTCGCAAGACATAGAAGAGATAGGTAAGAAGCATTTCAAGTTTGAGATCATAGCTGAATATAAGAACAGGCGTAGTCTCAGGTACTACGAACTATACTATCAGATGAAATACAATGTACTATCTTCTACTCTGGAAGGTTCAGAGGAACATGCTTACTATAACTCACGAGTGGGTGGTAAGTTCTATCGTCCTGTTGAGAGCTATCAAGATCCTGAATGGTTAAAGAAAAATGCTGAGATTCAAAAGAAAAGATGGGAAGACCCTGAACTTAGGAAAAAACTCTCCAAGTCTTTAAAAAATTCTGAGGCGTTTCAAAAAGCCCATAAAGATCCTGAATATAAAAAGAAAATGTCTGAGTCTATGAAGAAAAGATGGGAAGATCCTGAAGCGAGAAGGAAACAATCTGAGGCTTTGAAAAATTCTGAGGCTCGAAAGAAAGCATGGGAAGATCCTGAAGTGAGAAGGAGACACTCTGAGGCTCAAAAGAAAAGATGGGAAGATCCTGAAGCGAGAAGGAAACAATCTGAAGCTGTAAAAAAAGGTATAGCCTCAAAGAAAAGATTAAAGAAGAATGAAAGAAAACGAGACAGAAATATTCGTTGATCCTATAATTCAATTTGATAAAGAGGAACCAGAACGTAGATTATATTTGGCTGTACTTTTACAGGCTCTATTGGACGCCTCCAATAAAATAAATATGATTGACAAAGAGAAAGCCTCGGCGTGGTTCTTTTGCAGTGTAGGGGTAACGTGTGATAACTTTGAATTGATCTGTGATGGCGCCGGAATAGAACCTTCCTTGGTTAGAAGTTTTGCATATGAAGTTATTAATTCAAAAAAGAAATCAAAGTTTAGATATAAAATTTATCAGATCCTGGCAGAAAGAGAGAAATAAGATGGGTAACAAAAAAGAGAATGGAGTTAGGGATCACCAAGTAGGTGGAGATCATTACAAGAAATGTAGCATACAGCCAATTGAATATATCTATGCAAATGAACTGGATTTCTTCGAAGGGAATATAGTAAAATATATAACCCGTCATCGCACCAAAGGTGAAGGGGCAAAGGACTTATGGAAAATTATTCATTACACGCAAATGATTTTGGAACTCAGATATGGAGAAAAGATAAATGCAACTTCCGACTGAGTATCAATCTTTTATTTATCTGTCTCGTTATTCAAGATGGCTTGAAGATGAGGGACGCAGAGAAACCTGGGATGAAACTGTCAGCAGATTAATTACTTTCTTTCGCAATCATGTGGAGAATAATCTTGGAGTAAAGAACCAGCTTGATACGAAAGATTGGAGCACCATAAAGAACTCCATCTTATCCTTGGAAGTAATGCCAAGCATGAGATCTCTTATGACTGCTGGACCAGCCTTGGAACGTGAGAATATATCTGGTTATAACTGTGCCTACCTTCCAGTGGACAACCCTAAATCCTTTGATGAGATATTGTATATTCTTATGAATGGTACTGGTGTAGGCTTCTCTGTTGAAAGACAATACGTAAATGAATTACCCACGATACCAGATCAGGAGTTTGAACATACTGATGACGTGATTAGTATAGCCGATTCCAAGGAAGGCTGGACCAGAGCATTTAAAGATCTTATATCTTATCTCTATAGCAATCGTATCCCCAAGATAGATGCCAGCAAAGTACGTCCTGCCGGCGCAAGACTGAAGACTTTTGGTGGTAGAGCCAGTGGACCACAACCATTAATAGATCTATTTGATTTCACCATTCGCAAGTTCAGTGAAGCCAGAGGTAGGAAATTAAGCTCCATTGAATGTCATGACATAGTATGTAAGATTGGCGAGGTTGTGGTAGTGGGAGGAGTACGAAGATCCGCTTTGATATCCTTATCCAATTTGTCAGATGCTCGTATGAGAACAGCTAAGTCTGGTGCATGGTCCTTTACCAATCCAGAAAGATCTTTAGCTAATAATTCTGCTGTATATACTGAACGTCCTGATACGGGAGTATTTATGAATGAGTGGCAATCTCTTTATGAAAGTAAATCAGGTGAACGTGGTATCTTCAACCGTCAGTCAGCACAGACGAAGGCAGCACAGAATGGACGAAGAATATCTGATATTAGCTTTGGAACTAATCCCTGTTCAGAGATCATACTACGTCCCAATCAATTCTGTAATCTGACAGAAGTTGTATGCAGGGCAGCAGATGATCGAAATAGCTTGGCACGTAAGATACGTGTAGCCACCTTACTTGGCACTATTCAATCCACTCTTACAAACTTTGGATATCTTAGAAAAAGATGGAGAGATAATACGGAGGAAGAAAGATTACTTGGTGTGTCCCTTACTGGTATCATGGATTGCAAGCTACTTAATTTCCCCATTCAACATTTAGATTACTCTGCCAAGGTTCCCTTTCTGGAAGATACCTTAACGTATCTGCGTAATGTTGCCATCAGTACCAATAAGAAGTGGAGTGAGAAACTTGGCATTCCTCAGTCAACTGCCATCACCTGTATTAAACCTTCCGGTACAGTATCCCAACTGGTAAATAGTTCCAGTGGTATTCATGCCAGACATTCTCCTTATTATATTCGTACTGTCAGAGCAGATGTTAAAGATCCTCTTACTATCTTTATGAAAGAATATGGCATTCCCAATGAGCCGGACATTATGAATCCTGAACATACGTCTGTCTTTTCCTTCCCCATAAAATCAGATACAGATTCCAAATTCAG